TGGGAGTGGTACACGATCCGCTCCGAGCATCGGCTGACCGATCCCGCGCCATTGACCGAGACCGAGTTCCACGGGAAACGTCCCTACGTCATGGGCCTGTGGCTTCTGGAAACCCACAAGGCCCTGCCGTCCTCAGTCCCGACTCTCGCCAAACCTCTGGCGGATGAGGCGAACGAGCTTCGTAACTCCCGCCTTGATGCGGTGAAGTTCCACATCAACCCCGGCTTCTTCGCCAAACGCGGACGGAACGTCGATCTTCCCGCCCTGGTCCGTAACGTTCCGGGCCGGATCGTGCTCGCCGATGATCCCGAGAAGGACGTCGTGCAGATGGAGACGCGCGACCTGCCTTCCTCGGCGTATCTGGAGGAGGACCGCAACAATCAGGCGTTCGATGACCTGGTGGGGAACTTCAACCCCATGGCGATGCAGCAGCAGAGAAGTCCGCGGGAGAGTCAGGGCACGGTGCGGATGCTGCAGTCGGGCGCGAACATGCTCACCGAGTACTCGCTTCTGACGTTTTCTGAGACCGGGGTGCGAAAGCTGGTCGAGATGCTGGTGTTGCTAGAACAGCACTACGAGACCGACAAGACGATCCTGTCGATTGCCGGCCAGAAGGCGAAAGCCTATCAGCGCTACGGCTTGGATCAGATCACGGACGACCTGCTCGACGCCGAACTCACGACGACCGTGAACGTCGGCATGGGTGCCACAGACCCCACGGTCAAGCTCCATCGGTTCCTTCAGGCGGGGATGGGCTTTGCTCAGATCGCCAAACTCGCTCCTCCCGGGGTCAACCTCGAGGAAGTTTTCAAGGAGATCATGGCGCTCTCGGGCTACCAGGATGGAGAGAGATTCACGTTGGGTCAGAATCCAGAGATGGTCAAGCTGCAGCAGATGGTCAAGCAACTGCAGATGAAGCTACAGCAACTGATGATCGAGCGGCGCGACAAGCACGAGTCGAACGTGGTGAAGCTGCGGGTTGCGCGAGAGAACAATTTGACCAAGGCGTTGCTCGAGCAGAAGGAAGACGAGCACCAGAACCTTCACCTGTATGTCGAGCACCTGATGGCGAAGGACCGGCAGGATCAAGTCCAGGACGATGCCAAGGAGTCCGCCGAGCAACAGGGCCAGATCGCCGCTGCGGGTCGCACTCAAGAAGCGGCGTTGAGGCCGAAAGATGGCAGTCGGGCTTGATCCGAACGACCCGCGCGCTCAGTCGGCCGCTTTCGCCGAGTTGATCGCGGACTTCTGGAAGTCCGACATCGGTCAGTACCTTGCCAACCGCGCTCAGACCGAATCGGATGAGGCCACACGGGAGTTGGTGGAGAAAGCACACATGATGTCGAGCGATCAGATCCTTGCCGCTCAAGCCACTATCTGGCGGGCGTCGAAGTTCGGTGAGTGGCTGGAAGAGGCGTATTCACGAGGTTGTGCGGACCTTGAAATCCTGAAGGAAGAACATGGCAACTGAAAAACCCGAACCGACCGAGGAAGAGCGTCGGGAAGCCGCCGAGCGGGCGATCAAAGCGAACCAGCAACGTAACTCCGATCGCTTGTCGAGGATGGAGGAGATCGCCGACTCCGCTGAAACCACGGGGGATCACAAGGACGACGAAGAACTTACCGAGGAGATGTGGGCGGACCAGGATCTGCCGGAGAACGTGCGTACCGCGCGCGCGATGGCGAAGGCTCAGGCCGAGGGGAAAGAAGAAGCGGCCGAAGAGGAAGCCACCGAAGAAACCGAGGAAGCGCCGACAAACGATCAGGTTGCCGAACATCAGGACGACGAAGCTCGCGAGGCCGGAGCGGATGACGTTCGCGAGGTGAACGGGGTCAAGGAATACCGGCTTGTCGTGAACGGAGAGGAGCGCTGGCGCACGTTGGCGCAGATCCGCGCGAGTGCTCAGAAGGTCGATGCGGCTGATGAATATTTGCAAGTCGCCGCGGATACTGCTAGAAAAGCCACGCGGGCCCAGCCTTCTGCCGAAGAGGAGCAGGCTAAGACCCGGGCAAAAGAGGAACGTAGAGCCCATCTCAAGACGCTTCTGCAGCGTCAGGCGATGGGTGACGAGCAAGCGATCGATGAGCTGACGGAGCTCTTAGACGCAACGCCATCGGCGGTGACTCCCGACGTGTTGCGGGCTCTGGACGAGCGATTTGACTCGCGTGTGACGTTCCGCGAAGCCGTGACGTGGTTCGAGGAGGAGTACCGGGACGAGCTGAAGCACCAGGCGATGAAGTCCTACGCCGGGGAACTGGACGCGACCTTAGCCGCCCAGAATCCCCAGATGCCGGCCAAAGAGCGGTTGCGACGGGTGGGAAATCAGATTCGTGAGGAGCTTCAGAAAGCGTACGGAGTGAGCCGGCAAAGCTCAGGCCCTTCGGATAAGGCACGGCGCAAAGCGGAAGTGCGTCGGCCGACGCCAGCGGGTGAACGCACCCCGACGAAGGCTGACGAGGACGAGGAAGAGCCGATGACGAGTGTGATCCAGAAGATCGCGCAAGCGCGGCATCAACCTCGGGCAGTCGTACACGGGCCTATTCGCAATCGCTGAGAGCCAGCCATGACTCTCCGCGAGGGGAGTCACGCATGGCCGGCCAAGTTTGGGCAATCAATACCCTCGGCGGGTACTTCTACAGCCGACAGCTTTCCAACGTCCTACGCGCCGCGGTTCAACCGCTGGTGAAGTTCCGCCAGTTCGCGGACGTTCACGATGTCTCCCAGCAGGGTAAAAAGAAGGGCGATACCTTCACTTGGGATGTGTTCTCGGATGTCGCCACAGCCGGTCAAGTGCTCACCGAGACCAATACGGTCCCTGAGACCAACTTCACGATCACCCAGGGGACCCTCACCGTCACCGAGGGTGCGAACTCCATCCCCTACTCCGGCAAGCTAGATAACCTGTCGAAGTTCCCGGTCGAGGATGTGATCAAGAAGGTCCTGAAGAACGACTGCGTGAAGTTCCACGACCGCTTGGGCTGGGGTCAGTTCAATCAGACACTGCTGCGGGTGATCCCGGTCGGTGGAACCTCGGCAGTTGCGATCACGCTCTACACCAACGGAACGGTAACCGGGACCAACTCGATTGCCTTCTCCAACGCGCACGCGAAGGCGATCACGGATGCGATGAAGGAGCGCAACATCCCGGCCTACATCGCAGATGACTACTACGCGATCGCGTGGCCGACGACCTTAAGGACCTTCAAGAACGCGCTCGAGGGGATCCACCAGTACTCCGACACGGGTATGAATCTCATCATGAACGCGGAAGTGGGTCGGTACGAGAACACCCGTTACATCGAGCAGACCAACATCGCCAAGGGAACAGGCACCGATGGCACGACCACGACTGCGTGGACCAACGGCCTTTCTGACTGGATCTTTTTCTTCGGCAACGACACGGTGGCCGAAGCGATTGCAGTACCGGAGGAGATGCGCGGGAAGATCCCGAGCGATTTCGGTCGAAGCAAGGGTATTGCTTGGTATTACCTTGGGGGCTACGGGATCGTCCACACACTCGCAGCCAACACACGCATCGTGAAATGGGATTCAGCGGCATAATGGCCGATAGGCTAGCGGTGCGACCTACTCCGCACCGGCTCACGGCCTAACAACGCGGGAGAGGTCCGTACGAGGAGTCGATCATGTCACTGAAGAGCATGGGGTACGATCATCCGTCCTACACCGCGCGTATGTCGTGGACCTCCATCATGACCGCAGGTTCTGCGGGTGTGTCGGCGAAGTTCACCGCGCACGCGGCGCTGCTGCTGTTTTCGCTCAACACCTACACGACCATCGTGGGGACCTCCACCTACACCGGTGGACTCGTGGGTGGCCCGCCCGGGGTCAATGCGACGACAGGTGTGGCGGTAGCGGCCACTCAGCTTTCCCTCATCCGCATCACGAACACGGCGGCTTCGGGTGCCACAGTGGCACTCTCGACGACCACGGTAGGTCCGTTCACGGTCGGAGGATCGTTCCTCGGCGCCGGCGGCACGGCGACGAATCAGGTCGGTGGGTCGAATCAGTTCGCGCTCAATACCACGGCTGGCACAGCTGGTCTGGGGGGCGTGTCGATCAACCAGGGCGATCAGTTCTACATCGTCAACGGAACCGATGCGACCGCGGTCGAGCTCGTCACGATCGACTACCAGATCACCCCGCTCGCTTCTGTCACGGCTTAGGAGAGACTTCATGGCGAAACTTACTCAAGCGGGCCGCGCGATGTACGAAAGTGCGCAGGTCGCGCCCGATGGAATTGTGACTCCGGTGTATGGCGGGGAAGCCCCGACCCACGTCGATATCATCAAGTCTGCGAACGCCCGTGCGCAGCGCCGGCACGAGATGAAGAATCAGCAGCTGGCGGATGTGGGCGTACTGCCCGATTCCAGCGGTGTCGAAGGCAACGAGATGGTGGGTGTGAAGGACTCGGGCTACCTCACCAAGAAGGGCTTGGAATTCGGGGTGAACTCGATGACCTTCTCACTTCCTCCGGGCATGGACATCGAGGACCAGGAGAATAGCGACATCCGTGAGATGCCGCTTCGCACCTACGGGGGCGGGATCTCCTATCCGACGGATGGCTGGCGCAAGTAATGCCGAACATCGTTCAAGAGAAGTTCGAGGTCCACTACCCAGAAGTCGCTGAAGGGGACGAGGGGGGATGGAAGACGGACAGTTCTGCGCGGGCGAAGAAGGGCATGCCCGGACGCGAAGGCCATGCGGGCGGGGATACCAACTCCCGCTACGGTAACAACGCCGCGTTCTTCTCAAGTCTTCCCCCGGGCACCGACATCGAAGACCAGGAAGTGACCGATCAGCGCCGTCTGAGGATGAATACCTCGGGAGGACTCGGCTCGGGTGGGGATCGCACTCAGGACCTGAATCGAACTTCAATGCGAAAGGGGTTCGACAAGAAGGCGCTTCTCTCAACCGATGACGAGTACTACCGCGAGCACAACGACAGCTTCTACGAGGATGTCGGGGGGTTCGTGGAGCGCGGAAACACGCTCGATCGGTTGTAGTGGCATGCCTCCGCCGCTTTTCCAAGGTAACTGCAACTACACCGCGATCACGACGGTCGGGACGACTACGGTCAACCAAGGGGGCGTGAACCCTCAGGCCATGCAGGGGGTGTTCTACGGCTACAACGCCGTCTCCACCGGAACTGCAGCCATGGGCATGACGGTCTACGACATCTACGTGACCGTCACGGGGACCGGAACCGTGACCAGCACCGGGACACTCATGAACGGCACGGCCACGGCACCGGGTCAGGTGATTCCGGCAGGTGTGCAGGGGATCGGGATTCGGTATCGGGGATCGCTCGTGTTTGTGACGTCTGGCACCGCGGGTGCTGGCAACGCGCTCTGGGATTGAAGGAGAAGCCGATGGCAAAAAACGAACGGCCGGATGAGTTCTGCGATGACGGAGTGACTCTGAAGCTCAACAAGAGCAAGTCCTACGGGACGGTGTATGCTGATGGGTTCGAGGAAACCAAGTTCGTGCAGAACGGGATCGGCTACCGGGGCGATGGAACCCCGGTCGGTTACACCCCGGCAGCACAACGCGGGCTTCAGGTGGTTACGCCTCCGGTCGAGGACGTGATCAGCGAGAACGAGGCGCTCAAGCGCCAGATCGCAGTGCTCATGAAGCGCCTCGAGGCGCTTGAGAAACCCGTGGACACGACGTTACACGTTGCGAAGAAGATTGGCCGGCCAAAGAAGGTCGAAGCCGCGACAGGAGTCTAAGCGTGTGGTCTGGCGTAAGGATGACCCACAAGGAGCGGAAAGCCACAAAATCCGCTGGGAGATAGTCGAGTTCACGCGAGGTCGGGTACTTGACATCGGTGCGGGGCTTTTCAAGGCATTCCCGCACTTCATCGGGGTCGATAACTGCGAGGACACTCGGCGCTTCGGGCATCCGATCAAGCCCGATGTGTTCGTGCCGGACGCTCAGGATCTCTCGCTCTTTGCCTCCGAGCAGTTCGATGCGGTGTTTTCCTCACACTTGCTCGAACACATCGACCAGAAGCACGTCGTCAAGACCTTGAGGGAGTGGTGGCGGGTCGTGAAGGTTGGCGGCCACATGGTGCTCTACCTTCCCGACGAGACTCTGTACCCGAAGGTCGGTGAGGAAGGAGCGAACAAAGATCATCGCTGGAACGTGTCCTACGTGCTCCTGGTCGAGCTCATGCAGAAGACCGGGGTCGACTGGGACCTGGTTGACTGGCAGCGCCGTGGTGAGGACCAGGAGTATTCCCTCTACACGGTTTTCAAGAAACTGCCGCCGCGCAGCGGCCAGATGTTCAGCTGTGCCAAGCGGGTAAAGCCTGAGAAGACTGCCGCCTGCGTGCGCTACGGCGCCTACGGCGATCTCGTGCAGGCCTCCTCAGTCCTCGCTGGACTTAAGGCTCAGGGCTATCACGTCACGCTCTACACCTCCCCTCCCGGGGAGGTGGTGATGGCGCACGACCCGAACATCGATCGGATCTACCTGCAGGACAAGGACCAGGTGCCGAACAACCTTCTGGGTGAGTTCTGGGCGTGGCACAAGAAGAAATACGACAAGTGGGTGAACCTGTCCGAGTCGGTCGAGCGCACGCTCCTGGCTTTGCCCTTGTCGACGCCACACATGATGGCTCCCGCCGCGAGACACAATTAATCCCTTGGAAATCCTTCGAAACTTCTGTTCTGCCAAGGTATCATTCCATGGAATACACTGTCAGGTGTCACAACAATGTTTACATCCAGTGCGGCGCTCTCGGAGTCTGCCTCTCTCCGTTTCCCATCCAATGTCCTTGTGTGCTATATAATAAACATTATCATCCGAAGTTCACTCAACAAGTACCTCCTCTTTCAACGCTACTATGAATCGATTCCTCGCCCTCCTATTGATCTTGGCTCCTCTGTTGCCTGCGATGGCAGCAGATGGCTGCGCACCCAACGAAGTGTTGATCACCGATGAATTCGGTGACCCACAGTGCAAACTGACCACCGTAGCCCTAAGTTGCCCCGGTGGGGATGCATATAAGTATTTTGATCAAGTATGTTTGCATTGGCCACTATCCACAGATCTCTTTTACAATATTTCCCACTCTCCCTGACAGCAACTAAACCGGATGAGATGCTGCCCTGTTGATGGCAAACTGCAAATTT